AGACAGTACAGCTTCCACATAAAAAACATACCAAAAAAGGAAAGAAGAAAAAGCAGCCAGTAAAGCTCGTCCGTAATATTACGGTTATTCCTGAAAAACTTGAAAAATGTCTGGAAGAAGCTAAAAAGGTGCATCACGAAATCACCTGTCCATGCTGGGGTGTTGTTGGTCATTGGCGTTTTTACAAGTCAGGGAAAAAAGTATGGATTGAGCATTATCGCAAAGGAAAGCACAGAAATGACCCGTCAGCTTATGTTCCCAAGCAATATGTACTTCCAGAGGAGGAAACCACATGAAATTTACTTTATACACTTCCGATTATACCGGAAAGCCACAGAATACAGTATATCCGAATGAGGCAGTAATTACTTCTGCTGATGACATGAAGAAAGCTGTCGGCTTTGACCATGTATGTGCAAAATACAAGAACAGCCGCCGTTCCAATGATAACTTTATCAGCTCTGATGTAATCTCTCTGGAATGCGACAACGACCACAGTGACAAGCCCGACGAGTGGATTACTCCGCAGATGCTGGAAGATGAACTGTCCGGCGTGAATTTTGTTATTGTCAGCAGTCGCCACAACATGAAGCCAAAAGGAAAAAAGTCTGCACGCCCCCGTTTCCATATGTTCTTTCCGACAAGTATCTGCACCAGTGCAGATGCCTGTGCGGAACTGAAACAGCAGATTTACAAAGAATTTTCATTCTTTGACAGCAAGGCTCTCGATGCCGCACGCTTCTATTTCGGCTGTCAGGCTGATGAAATCCTCTGGCATGAAGGCGATATGAGCATTGAGGAATATCTGTTTTTCATGCAGGATAGTGTTCAGGCAATTCCGCAGGGACAGCGTAACAATACGCTTTCAAGATTTGCCGGACGTGCTGTCAAGCGTTTCGGTGCAACCGACAAGGCTTATGAAGTTTTTATGCGTGAAGCCTCCAAATGTGACCCGCCTCTGAGCGATGACGAATTGTCCTCTATCTGGAACAGTGCCTGCCGTTTTGCGAAAAAGGTACAGTCGCAGAAAGGCTATGTTCCGCCGGATGAATATGAAGAAATGCACCAGACACTCAAGCCGGACGATTACTCCGACATCGGTCAGGCTCGTGTCATTGCAAGGGAATACGGCGATGAACTGATGCATACTTCTGCTACGGATATTCTCCGATATAACGGTACATTCTGGGAGGAATCCAGACAAAAAGCAGTCGGTGCGGTCATTGAGTTTCTGGACTTGCAGCTTGCCGATGCGGAACAGCAGTACGCTGATGCTTTGCAGGCTCTTGTCAATACTGGACTGACTGAAAGTGAAATTGTATCGGGTGGAAAAAAGTTTGCAGGCAATCTCGATGAAGAACAGATGAAACTGTATCAGGTTTTCCTCAATAAAAGGACATATCTTGCATTTGTTATGAAACGCAGGGACATGAAATACATTCTGTCAGCAATGCAGGCACTCAAGCCGATGATTGACTGTCCTGTGACGGAACTCGACAGCGACCCCTATCTGCTGAATACGCCCTCTGCGACTTTTGATGTCAGACTTGGACTGCTCGGAGAACTCAATCACGACCCTGCCAATAAAATCACAAAAGTAACAGCATTTGACCCATCCGATAAAGGAAAAGAATTGTGGCTGGATGCCCTTGACGAATTTTTCTGCAAGGATGGTGAACTGATTGAATATGTCCAAAGAATGATGGGACTGAGTATTCTGGGCAAGGTGTTTATTGAAGCATTGCTGATTTTGTACGGTGAAGGCGGAAATGGAAAATCCACGTTCGGCAACGCAGTTTTAAAGTCGCTCGGCAGATACGGCGGCGTGATTTCCGCCGATGCCCTGACCGTAGGCTGTAAACGGAATGTCAAGCCGGAATTAGCCGAAGCAAAGGGAAAAAGAATCCTGATTGCCGCCGAATTGGAAGAGGGTATGCGCCTGAATACCAGTATCGTAAAACAGCTCTGTTCCACTGATGAAATCGAAGCCGAAAAGAAATACAAAGACCCGTTCAATTTTACGCCTACTCATACCCTGCTTTTATACACCAATCACCTGCCGAAAGTCGGTGCGACTGATGACGGTATCTGGAGAAGGCTGATTGTGATTCCCTTCAATGCCAAAATCAAACCGAAAAAAGACATCAAGAACTATGCTGATTACCTTGTGGAAAATGCTGGTGAATACATCATCAAATGGCTGATTGAGGGCGCAGAGAAAATTATCAACGCTAATTTCCACATTGACACTCCGCAGTGCGTGCTGGATGCAATCGGTGCTTATCGCACAGCGAATGACTGGCTGGCTTACTTCATGGAGGAGTGCTGTGAAACGGGAAAAGGTCTGGAAACAAAATCCGGAGAGCTGTATCAGGAATACCGTGCCTTCTGCCTGAGAACGGGTGAATATACCAGAAGCACCACTGATTTTTACACAGAACTTGAAAAACGTGGATTTAAAAAGCAAAGAAAACATGATGGCAGATACATTCGTGGCTTAAAAATCCGTGACAGTGATGATTTCACAGAAACAACGTAATATAGGCAAAAATGATTAAAGTGTGACACTCATGACAGTCCTGTATAAAACCCCCTTTAGGGCAGAAATTTATATAAAATTTTAATATATAGAAGAGTTTGTTCAGAGAATGTCATGAGTGACACACATAAGCAAAAAAGGAGGATATACCGTGACTTTTTACACATTTATGATGAGAAACCACCTTCACAATGATGACACACCTAAAGGCAGACTTGCCAGAAGCATGAAAAGCAATAAGGAAAGGTTTCCAAAGAACGGCAGAGGAAAATTTGACGGCTGGCATCGTCTAATTCGCTGTTATCTGGAACGCATGAATGCTGATGCTGAATCGCTGACAGCCTTTGAAGAAAGCTGGGAGGAATACGTCACTTGCGAGAAAAAGTAATTGAACAGAAATTCCGTGAAGCTGTCCGGCAGAGAGGAGGGCTTGCCTTAAAGTTCACTTCCCCCGGATTTGACGGAATGCCGGACAGATTGGCACTTCTGCCAAATGGGAAGATTGCCTTTGTGGAAGTCAAGACAAAAGGCGAAAAGCCACGTCCTTTACAACTTTCAAGGCACAGGCTTCTCCAGAAATTAGGCTTCAAGGTTTATGTTCTGGACGATGTCAGCCAGATTGGAGGAATCATTGATGAAATACAGTCCACATGAATATCAGCGATTTGCAGTGGAGTTTATCAAAAATCATCCAGTTTCTGCGATATTTCTTGACTGTGGTCTTGGAAAAACTGTCACAACCCTTACAGCAATCAACGACCTGTTATTTGACAGCTTTGAAATCAGCAAAGTGCTTGTAATCGCTCCGATGAGAGTCGCCCGTGATACATGGTCGGCAGAAATTGAAAAATGGGAGCATCTGAAACTGCTGACCTACAGCGTGGCAGTCGGCACAGCCGAAGAACGGACAACAGCACTCCGGAAGCAAGCTGATATTTATATTATCAACCGTGAAAACGTACAGTGGTTGATTGAAGAAAGCGGTATCAAATTTGATTATGACATGATAATCATTGACGAGCTTTCCTCTTTCAAGAATCATCAGACGAAACGTTTTAAATCCCTGATGAAAGTCAGACCGAAAGTAAAACGGATTGTAGGGCTGACAGGTACTCCGTCCAGTAACGGCTTGATGGACTTGTACGCTGAATTCCGTCTGCTGGATATGGGAAAACGGCTCGGCAGATTTATCGGACAGTACAGAAATACTTACTTCAAGCCCGACAAGCGGAATGGCATGATAGTGTATTCCTATAAACCTCTGCCAACCGCTGAAAATGAAATCTATCAGAAAATCTCCGATATTACAATTTCCATGAAAGCGACTGATTACCTCAAAATGCCGGAACTGGTTATGAGCGAATATGCTGTATCTCTCTCCGATGACGAGAAACAGAAATACATTGATTTCCGCAGGGAGCTGATTCTCGAACTTCCCGATGGTGAAATCACCGCAGCCAATGCCGCAAGTTTAAGCAACAAACTCTCACAAATGGCAAATGGTGCAATTTATACTGATGATAAAGCTGTTATTCCCATTCATGAAAGAAAACTGGATGCATTAGAGGATATTATCGAAGCCGCAAACGGAAAATCCGTTCTTGTTGCTTACTGGTTCAAGCATGATTTGGAGAGAATCAAAGAAAGATTGCACAAACTTCACACTCCATTCAGCACAATGGACAGCTCCGACAGTATCCGAAAATGGAACAGCGGACAGCTTCCGGTAGCTCTGATACATCCTGCTTCTGCCGGACATGGACTGAATCTCCAGTCCGGAGGGAGCTGTCTCGTGTGGTTCGGACTGACATGGAGTCTGGAACTGTATCAGCAGACCAATGCCCGACTCTGGCGACAAGGTCAGAAATCCGAAACTGTCGTAATTCAGCATATTGTTGCCAAAGGTACGATTGACGAAAGAATCCTGAAAGCCCTACAGGAAAAAGACCGTCAGCAGTCCGCCTTGATGGACGCTGTCAAGGCAGAATTGGAGGAATCACATGGAACAGCAGTATGAAATGTTGGCGGCGGCGATTGTTGCACAGGCTCTTCACGATTACCGCCACGCACAGAAAAATATCAAAAAGAAATATGATGTTTTAGGTTCTGAATCCAAAATCAGCGAAATTCAACGATTTTTGAAATCTGCATGGTTCAAAGTGCTGTCTAATTTGGACGGAGAAAAATTGATTGCATTGATGGAATCCGAGAAAATGAAATACAGAAAGTGAGTGTGTGTCATGACGAAACAAGAAATTTATACCGAGGTTTTGACTGCGATTTCTACCCTGCAAGGCTCAAAAGCATCGGAATATTGGCAAAATTACCTCGGCAAGGATAACTTGACAGGGAAGTTAATCAAAAAATCAGTGGTTTTCCCTGATGATGTTGCTACCGTTCTCTATGCCCTGAAAGTTGACCTTGAAAGAGATTTGCAAGCAGAACAGGCAAAAAAGCATGGAAGAAAAAATTATTCTGCTGTCAATCGTTTCATGAAAATTTGCCACGACCAATGTATTTTTTCAAAGCCTGCCCTTTCTGTGGCGCATGAGCGTGATGGTCGTTTCTTCGCCTGCACAGCCTATGTTTTTTACTTATCGAAATCCCCTGACGGTTTGGAATTTGCACCTCAAAACCGCAAAGAAGAACTCGAAGAAGATATTGATAAAATTTATGATAACATTATCAATCACTTTGACACCAATGGTACAGCCTACAAAATCCCCTACACTATTTCTCAATTGAAAGCATGGAGAAAGATGAACCACAAATGCAAAATTCCGTTTTCGATTGGGTATGCGCTACCTCTCACCCATGATAACGAACAGCATTATTGTGCGGTGAATGTGGACTATTTGATTCTGGCGATGGAAATTACAGGCTCGGACACGCTCCTGACGGATGACCAATACCACCTTGCAATGGAAAATGCTGACGGCGACCGTGTTGGGATGATGTGTGTTCGTGGCACATCCCCTGAATTTCAGAAAATTTGATGGAGGGAAAGTTATGACTGCAAAAGAATTTTTGAGACCTTTGAAAACCGTACAAACGGAAATTGAGACTCTGCGAGACCAACTGCGTACAATTCACGAATCATTGACAGCCATTACTCCTATGTATGGCGAAAGAATCGGCAGTTCTGGTTCACACAATGTTCATTCTATGTCTGACAGAATTTGTGAAGCAATTGATACAGAGCATGAGTTGACAGAAGCGATTGAAAAGCAAATTGCAGTACAAAGTTATATTATTTCTGCAATCAATGAAATCCCTGATATTGAATGCCGTGCTGTACTGCATTGGCGTTATGTGAAACAGCTCTCTTGGAATGAGGTAGCTGATAAGATTCACTTAACTGAACCGGGTGTGTATAAAAAACATCGCATTGCACTGAACCAATTGGAAAAAACAAAAAAATTCAAAAATTGGGCAGTTCAGTATAGTTGAGTATAGTTGGGGATAGTTCAGAGACACTTGACATTCTTGAAAAAATGTGCTATCATAGATAATAGAAAATTAGATACACAACAAGCCTTTGCGGAGTTTCCGTGAAGGCTTTCTTTATGCCCGAAAGGAGTTATTCTATGCTTGCAAAAGATGTATTGCGAAACGGCATCGACATTGACAACCGTATCATTGAACAGATTACACAGCACCGTATCTGGTCGGAATTATACGATGCTGTTTCTTATTGTGAACCCCTCGCCAATCTGGTAGAGGACGTTCTTGAAAACAAGGAAACAGAACTGACGGAACTCATCCGCATGAAAGATAATCTGGAAAATATTATCATGTGCATTCATAATTGTGACCAGCGTGACATTCTTCGGTTGCGTTATTTTGACAATCTTCCATGGGACTGTGTCGCTGACCACATGGGTGCTGAAATTGAATGGGTCAAGGAACAGCACCACAAGGCTCTGAAAAAGATTCATGTAGATTGCGTTTATGGGGATGATTTCGATGCCGATGAAGAGTAAGAAACCGTGCAGACATCCCAATTGTCCCAACTTGACTGACGGTCAATATTGTGAACAGCACAAACATCTATACCCTGACCGTCCGTCAGCCTCCAAGCGTGGCTATGGGAGCAAGTGGCAACGTATCAGCAAAGCGTATCTTCGCAAGCATCCTCTCTGCGTGAAATGTTTATCCGAAGGGCGATTCACTCCAGCGGAAGTTGTTGACCATGTGATTCCTCACCGTGGTGATTCTTTACTGATGTGGGATGAAAGTAATTTTCAAGCCCTCTGCAAGATACATCATGACCGCAAGACAGGAAACGAGGACAGTACGCCAGAATATCGCTATTGATGGGAATTTTCTGGCATTTACCGCCGTGGGGGGATTGAAAATCTTAAAAATCAAAGCTCCCGAAGACCGGCGGGTGGTCGTTTGTGCAGAAAACGCAGATTCAGAGAGGGTATAACCCTATAAAATAACGTATTATCGCCATTTTATATAAATTCGCAGAATAGCACTTTTTTCTGACTTCTGGTCAGAATTTTTTATGCTCATTTTTTCAAAAATAGTTTGATTATTTTTGATTATTTTTCAATCAGGAAGGAGGTATTCACATGGCAAAGGACGGAACAAACCGTGGCGGTGCAAGACCAGGTGCAGGCAGAAAACCGAAGGCACTCAAAGAAAAGCTGGATGCTGGAAATCCCGGCAAGCGTCCGCTGAAAAAGTTAAATGTTCCTGATATGACGGATGACATCCCTACATTGGAAGGTGTGGATATGCCTCCGCCTAGTGAATACCTGTCAGCCATGCAGCGTGACGGAAAACCTCTCGGTGCAGCAGAAATTTATACAAAAACTTGTCTGTGGCTGGGAATGCTCGGCTGTGAAAAGCTGGTAAATCCTCATCTTGTAGAGCAGTATGCTATGACAGTTGCACGATGGATTCAATGTGAGGAAGCTGTCACAAAATATGGACTTGTGGGCAAGCATCCCACAGTAACGAGTTCTGCTGTGCAGAGTCCGTTTGTGGCAATGAGCCACAGCTATCTGAAACAGGCAACTCAGCTCTGGTTTCAGATTTTCGGAATTGTCAAGGAAAACTGTACGGTTGATGTAACAGGTCCAAATCCGATGGATGATGCTATGGAGCGTCTGCTCCGTTCAAAAAATAATTAGAAGGAGTTTCACAAATGCCTCAACATATACCAATTAATCCAGGGGAAGTCTATGGCTGCTATACAGTCATAAGCCGTTCTGAAAAGAAAGGCGGTCAGGAATTTTATCATGTGCAGTGTACTTGCGGCTATCAGACCGTGATAGGAAAATCACGGCTTCGCACAAAGCCGGAACAATGTCGGATGTGCTTTGGAAAACAATACACAGCAATGATGATGGACAAGCGGAAAGAACTGATAGGACAAATCATTAACGGTTTTCGTATTCTGGATGTAGTTCCATCAAAAAAAGCCGGAGATGCAGCCAAATACCTGACAGAATGCTGTATCTGCGGTCATAAAGCCGAAAAGACAATTGATGCCATGAAATATAAAAAAGGTGAACGCTGTGATTTCTGCCCTCCGGATTATCATTTTGTGATAGAAGGCAGCATAGCTGTCGGACATCTGGCAGACGGCACAGAATTCAGAATTGATGCTGAGGATATTCCGGTTGTAGAAGCAAATCACTGGTATGTAAATGGCGGCGGCTATCTTTTCCGGCGGGACGCTCTTACCAGAGAACCCTACAGAATGCACCGGGTAATACTGGGGCTTTCTCAAAAGGATGACAGGGTGGTTGACCATATCAACCATGATAAGCTGGATAACAGAAAATGTAACCTGCGGATTGTGACACAAGCAGAAAATTGTGTAAATAACCTTAAACGCTGTTCCAACACCGTGGGACACGTTGGTATTCAGATATCCAAAAACGGACTGCAGTTTACTGGTTTGATTGAAAAAAACGGACATACCTATGAGCTGATAAAAACACATGATATTGAGGAAGCAGCACAGGCATACAATGTCGCTGCCGATTATTTATTTGGTGTTGGCATCGGATACCGAAATCAGGTAATGTATCCTGCAATGGAATTCACTTGTTCTATTATTGAAAGAATAAAGGCAATGCAGGAAGCAGAACAGCAATCACAATCAGGCTAATCAGGAGGAACTTTCATGAAATCAAATGCAGATTCTATTTTTTGGCGAGAATTAAAGGACGGTCGCCCTTATCTCACCAAACAGCAATATAGAACTTTGAAGGGGCAAGCCAAAAAGGGAAATGTCATGGATGCCCGAAAAGGATTACAGAAAATTTTACACCGAAAGAATGGGAGATAAGATGTACACTTTACGAGAAATGATTCAGAAATTTCGATATTACAAAAAGCTGAAACTGCTGACAGCTCATCAATTCAGAATATTGCGAAAGCAAGCCGTTTCTGGCGACATTGACGGCGCAGAACGGCAGTTTCAGAAAATGATAGGCAGGGTGAAATTGTATGACTAAAACGACTACCGATTTTGAACTTGTGGACATCAATAAGCTGATTCCTTATGTGAACAATGCACGAACGCACAGCAAAGAACAGATTCAGAAATTACGCTCTTCCCTCCGTGAATTTGGCTTTGTCAATCCTGTGATTATCGACAAGGAATACAATGTCATAGCTGGTCACGGCAGAATCGCAGCGGCAAAGGAAGAAGGTATTCAGCAAGTCCCGTGTGTCTATGTCGATTATCTGACAGAAGCACAGAAAAAAGCCTATATACTGGCAGATAACAGAATGGCACTTGATGCAGGCTGGGACGATGAACTGTTAGCAGTGGAAATGGAAGAACTGCAAAATCTCGGCTTTGACTTAGGTATGACGGGCTTCGATGAAAAAGAGCTTGCTGACCTGTTCGCTGACGATGAAGAAGCAGAAGATGATGGTTTCGATGTAGACAAGGCACTCGAAAAAGAGGCATTTGTTCAGACAGGTGATTTGTGGCTGCTCGGCAGACACAGACTGCTCTGCGGAGATGCCACCAAGCCAGAAGATGTACGCACTGTTCTTGACGGAAAAAAGGCAAACATCTGCATCACAGACCCGCCTTACAATTGTGCCTACAAAGGCGGTACGGGCATGACGATTCAGAATGACAGCTGGTCTGATTCTGAAAAATTTTATCAGTTCCTACTTGATGCATTTAAAAACATCTATGCCAGTCTTGCCGACGGCGGTGCATTTTACTGCTTTCATTCAGATGCAGAGAAATGTAACTTTTTTAATGCCACAGTCAATGCCGGATTTCATTATTCCACAACCTGCATCTGGGTAAAAGATACACTGGTGATTGGGCGTATGGATTTTCAAATGCGGCATGAGCCTGTCATTTATGCTTTCAAGGATACTGCAAAACATAAATTCTATGGAGACCGTAAGCAGACTACTGTCTGGGAGTTTCCGAGACCAAAGAAATCAGAACTGCATCCGACTATGAAGACCATTCCGCTGATTGCCTATCCGATGGGATTGTCTTCGCAGGAAAACGGCATTGTTCTTGATGTATTCGGAGGTTCAGGCACAACGCTCATGGCGGCAGAACGGCTCAATCGTATCTGCTGT